AGTACGTTAGTGGTCCCGCTGTCATTGGTGACCCACGCTTCCACGTAATCGCCCGTTGAAAGCACTGACTGCCATATTAACGTGATATTGACCGGCGTACCGGACGCAGTTCGCACATCTTGCTCTGAAGCGGCTATTACAACGCCGTTGATAGCTACCTGCATGGATAAGTTTGTCGAGCCGCCCGACACTGGCTCTATTGAGCATGAGAAGGTTATAGGCTGCTTAATATCCTTCGTGCCGTTGTATGTGAGCCTGCCAGCAGTCGAACCAGTAAACTGACTCGCCTCCTCCACACTCCATAAACCAGCCACAAGGACATAAACGCTCTGAGTGGCGATAACTGTCGCTGTAGCGTTGGCCTGCATAGATAGTAGGCCGTCAGGTCGCGTATCACGGATACTATCGTTACCAAAGAACTCCCATAGAGCGTCATCAGGGGTGATACCCGCCAGCGGAACGCCTACATTACTGTTAACCATCCGGTGCATACTGCCTATGCCGTTTGCGTTAATATTTGCAGAGCCTACAGCACCAGTGAGTCCAGCAGAGCCGTTGAGCAGTGTCGCAACGATGATATCAATGATGATAGAGTCAAAAGTTGCTGTACCCAAGTCCCAAATGGAGCCGTTGTTTATAGTTATTGTTGAGGTATCCCAAAGCAGCACCCTGAAGTTGCCGGTAAATGTCATACCGTCTGTCTCTATCGTGCATTCGCAGTTGTTGAACCTGATGTTACTAGCGCTGGTGGAGATGAATGCACCCCACATATCACAGTTAACGACTAGCTCCTTACATCTTAATATGCGGGAGCCTGTGTCCGTGTAATTAAATACGCGACCATTAGGTATGTCTATCGTCAGGTTGTTGATGCTTACGGTTGCATCCAACATGGTGAACAGGTCAGCGGAACTGGTGCTGGTCAGTGTGGTGAGAATCGACTCACTACCTGAGATGCAGGTGAGGTCTTGCAGTACAAACACATCTGACCCTAGATTGATGTCAGCACCTATCACGTACTGTGTATCAGCAAGCAGTGTGATGACACCAGCTATCGGAGCTGGGAAGTCGGTCTTTGCGTTTATTAGCACTTGATTGCTCGGCGTTATTGCCGCGCTGATGGTGCTGATTAGAGCTTTCTTAGTTGTGCCGCCGCCGGTCTCTTGGATGAGGAACTCATCGGTTGATACCAAGGGCGACTTCGCGGTAAAGTCATTAATCGTTTTATTAGCCATTCTTATTTACCTGCTTGCGTATCATGATTGACGGAGTGTTATGCTGAGATAGTAACGCTGTCTATGTTTGTTGTGTCACTACCGGTGGCGTTCGTTCCAGTAATGGAGGGTGTGAATGTACCAGCCGTGGTAACTACGCCCGTGATGTTGCCAGAGGTTGTATCCATTACTAGACCTGTAGGTAGTGGGCTAACCAAGGCGTATGTAGCTATGACACCGCCAGCGTTTAGTGCTGATACGTTGTAGCTGTAAGAGTCACCAATAACCCCATCAGGTAATGCGAGTGTGCCAGTGAAGCTAGGCGCTAACAGGGGCCGTGATTGTGACTCAATGAAGTTGCCAACAGACTTCGATAATACACATGTGCTAGTAGCGTGCTGACCGAATTTAGGACCTAACAGCCCCTTCTTCCTCATCATCATTAGCGGTTTAAATGACATTAAAATCTCTCCATCAATACCCATTCAGGCTCAAGTAATTGAATGCGGCGTAACGCGCTCATCCTGTCAGCCTCTTGCGGGGCCTTCAGGTCATTGTATATATCCGGGTGCTTCTTCTTGAACAACTCCCACTCCATGTTGCTCGGTATGGATAGCGTTGCCCTCACATCTTCGTTGTCATGCAGCCCAAGTTTCATCTTGTCCAGCATCTGACTGTTCCGAATCTTCTTGTTGATTTCTAGGCTTGCTTTGTTGTGAAACTGAGTGTCCACATACAGCGTGCTGCCCTCGGTTACAAGCCGGGTCGTGTGATGACGGTCATGTGAGGTTACTTCGTCTTGCAAAGCTCAAGTCCTTTGTATGTTTTCGCTTGAGCTGGTAATAACGCAACAGTTTCACCGGGGCCACATCGGCCTGCTTCGGTGTATAGGTTAACGCTTGTTGTATTCTTATATGTGGATAACTTCGGTTTTGTCTTACTTGGTGCGGTCATGTTCAAACTCCAGTTGTAAAAAAAGAGGACGGCTGATTATTCAGCCGTCCTCCCTAGTTTCTTACTAAGCTACGCCAGCTAGAGCGTAATCGATATCAGCAACAATTGCGTTACCTTCTTCGTTCAAGCTACATAACGTAACGTCAACCGTAATCTCACGGTTTTCGCCAAGACCATCACGAGCTAATTCCTTAGTCTCGTATCCTTGCAAGTAACTACGTTCCCATAACTCTGGGTCTAATAGGTACAAGTCAGCAGCGCCTGTGCTACTGTCGCCTTGGAAACGGTTAGGAACTAATTCTAATGTACCGAAGTTGGTTACCAAGATGTTAACAGAACCTTGAGCGACAACACCGCCACCTGAACGACCACCGCCAGTAGCATTATCGGTACGATTGCTGCTATCAACATCAGATTGTAATGTAGCAACACGAGCAGAGCTAGTGAATAGGTAGTCAGATAGAACCTCAATTACAGCAGGAGTGGACATTGCTACAGATGGGTTACCACCGTTCTCGTAAGCAACACGCATCATTGTTTTGATGGTAGTTTCGCTTAAAGCACGTTTAGTACCAGCCACTGCTGCTGTTGTTGGGAAACCACCCGGATTACCGGACAGGATAGGGTCAGCACCAGTTGAAGCGCCACGGCTAGAGTTAGTAGAGCCTTGACCTGTACCAATCCATGCGCCGATACCAGCTAACTTAGATGCAACAGATGTACCGTTACCTTCAGCAGCAGCGTTACCAGATACTAATGCAGCTTCTTCATCACGACGAGCAGCCTTCTGGCGCTTCATCAACTGACGAACTAGCTCATCACTTGAACCGATTGTGTCAGAGCTACGACCACGGTCAGAAACACGTACTGTTTTGCTCATGATTTGGTGGTAGTTAGAAATACGCTCACCTGTAACGGTGTCGTCTAATCCAGCAGAGCTTGAACCGTCGATACGTGCGTTATCTTTGTTCGCAGCTTCTAATGATTCGCGTACCCATGACTTGAGATGGTTTTCTGACGTATCAGAACCAATCATGTCACAGAATGGGCGGTCTACTGGGGAAACGTCAAAGATTGAATCCATGACATCTTCGTGAATTTGTCCACCAACTGCCACATCGGCTAAGTTGACTTCATCTAATTGATTTGCAGCCATGAGAGGCTCCTTATAGAGTTAATAAATAAATAAATAAAATACAATCGTTATCTACCTATCAATTTCCATATAGCTCTCGCCAAGACTTTGATGGTCGGTATCTCTACCTTAATTGTTATCGCCTATTATATAACACATATCGTGTCAATGCACTAGACATAAAAAAGCCGCCATGTTTTTTAGTCATGGCGGCGATTGTTGAGCAGCCTAGCGTTTGTTGAATATTGCCTTGGCCGCTGCCAACTCAGTGTGACGATTACGGTTGGCCGAGACTGCTTTCTTTGTCTCAACTACTTGTTGGTCGCCCTTCTGTTTAAACCTGCCATTTGCCTGTCTCAAGACCTTGGGAGCGTTGCGTACCCGCTTCACTTCAGCAGCACCGCCAGCAAGCTGTGCCTCTGCCTTGATGAGTCGATGAACCACGCTGATAGCTAGTGGGTCACGCGTGTTACGCAGCATAGCATCAGTATAGCCCATGCCCATTAACAGCTCACGTATCTGGCCCTGCTCCTCTGTACGTACAGCTGGGTCTGACCATGTAGGTATAAGCTCAACTAACTTCTGGCCCATCGCCTGCATGTGTTGACCCTCCTGCATCTCTTCCTGCTGAGCTAGTTGCTGCATAGTTTGCTGCGCACGCTGGTGGCGCTCCATGAACTTCTGACGAGCCAATGCAGCCTCGCCGGGAGACTCTGTCTCAAAGCGCTGCCAGTCTATAGCGTTGAACTCTTTCTGGACATCTTGAAGCTCATAGTTAGCCATCTGAACCTGTTCGCTGGCCTGCTGCTGTGCTTGCATACCTGAACTCTTTTGCTCGAACTCAGCGGCCTGACTAGTCAATTGTTCTTGTAGTTGTGTGTTAGTCCTGATTGCAGCTTGGTACTCGTCCTTCAGCTTACCTACCGGGATGGGGTCCTGATTGTCACCCATTCCAATCTCGATATCGTACAAGTAATCAACGTCAACCTCGATGGCCTCAGCTAACTGCTTGAGAGTCATGGGACCCTCATCGTCTGACTCGCCCTCTTCCTCTACCGTCTCTTCAGGTTCCTCACCCTCGGTGATGACAGCCTCCGCACCGATATCCTCTACCGGTTCATCCTCAACAACTTCCTCAACTGGTGCTGCTAAGCTACCATTTAAAATTGCCGTTGCTTGCTCTATCGCGTTGTCTTGTGCCATGTGGATATGTCTCCTATCCGTTAACTACAGTGTCGTCGTTCTCTGCCAGAATGGCAGCTATCTCTTTAAAGTAAAATGTATCAGCATCCATGATATCGGAGATGATGCGCCTCTCTTCCAATGTAGCTGTCCTGAACTTAGCTATCATCTTCGTATGCACCCTTAATTTAATCTCCTCATGAACATCAAGGTTATTGTCCATGTACTTAGCATAGGATAGTAATCTCTCGTTACTTACGCTCATTTATTGCCTCGTTGGTTTCTTTGGCATCTGTGCCGTACTGCAATTCTAGCTTGGTGAGTTCTAGCGACTCATCACTAGCCATCTTGTCATACTTGTACTGGGTGTCATCAGCCTTGTCTGCTGCGTCAACCATCGCTGTCATGCGGTCAAGTTCTTGTTTCATGCCCTCAATCTGAACCTTGGCTTGCTGTGCCTGTAGTGCCGCTTGGCCCTTCATCAGCTCACCTGTAGCCATATCGTTCTGAGCTTTAGCCATCGCCTGCTGCATCATCTCTTCCTTCTGCTGCATCTCTTCAGACTGCTGCTGCTTACCTTGGTTTGCTTGCTGTCCCTCCTCGGACTCAGGGTCAGTGAAGAATCTTTCAGGCGCTTTAATACCCTCTAGCTTCATCACTTGACTGATAGCTGTGTAAGCCTTCGACTCTTCAAACATAACCGAACCCATACCCGCCAGTTTCTCTTGTAACTGTATCGCCTCACGCAATACATTAGCCTGACGTACACGCTCCGCATTACTTGAGCCAATCTGGATGGACACGTTAGCTCTAGACTGCCACTCTGAAGGCATGGACTTAATCCACCGACTACCCACTCGTGCTTGCAGCTCACCCTGATGATTCTCACGGATTAGCTTGTGCAGTTCAATGAAGATGCCACGGATGATAGTCTCGCCCATGCTCTTCGCTATAAGTGAGTTGGTTAGCTCCATGCTGGACATGACACGTTCCATTGTGTGGTCGCCGCCCTGACCTACAGCAGCGTTAGCCGTGTTTGCCATGCCGACAGCGCTACCGCCACGCTCCTTGCGCTGCTCATTCATAAATGATAGCAATGAGTAAGCCGACTGTGATACCTCACCCTTGGGCAGCTCAAAGATAGAGCCTTGACTTTCTGCACGAACTAGTCCACCAGTTCTTGATGTCAATAAGTCATCAATGTTAACTTCACCAGCGATTACACCCATTCGTGGGTTAGCTGCGAGCTGTGTTGCATCAACCACACTGCGAATCAGCGGTGTCTTTGTGTCCTGAATCTCACGTAATCGCTCAAATAAGCTAATGCCCTTGTACTTGTG